CCCGATATTAACCCGTCAACGATCGTGTCAATACCGCCCGACGTCAACCAGTCGGCCGCTGACTGCACGCCAGCCTGCAAACCCTCCGTTATCGTCCCGAAGGTGATCTCACCATTCGCCAGCGCTTCCGTCAGGTTCGCCAAATTGTCGATGAACCCACTGAAAGCCGCACTCGACGTCAACGTGAGAAGGAAATCCGCCACACGGTTGATCGCAGTCGTCAACGACGGCAACAATGCAAAGCCGATGGCCTGCTGCACGTCACCGAAAAGAGACTTCACCTTCCCGATGGCACCCTCAAACGTGTTACCGAAAGCCGCCGCCGACCCGCCGAACTGCGTTTCCAGCTCCCCCAAGATGATCGCCTGCGCGCCCGCAACATCGCCCGCAGCAACCATCGCGTCAATCTGAGCCCGCTGAACCTCAGTGAACTGCACGCCAGCACGAGACAACGACGTGACACCCAAAATGGGGTCGTTCAACGCCTTACCTACCTGGATCGACGCCGACTGCAAATCAGTCCCCAACGCCACCGACATGTCCAGGGCAGCGGTCGTCGCCGCGTCGAAGTTGACGCCCTGAATTTTGGTGAACGTCAAGAGAATGTTCGCACCCGACTGGATGACCTCATCATCCACACCAGACATAAACGACAAAGACCCCGCAAGGCCGCGAATATCAGCCGACGTCTTACCCGCCGCCGCACCCGTCGACTCAATCGCCGCCGCCGTCTGCGCGTAAACCTTCTCAGCCTCACCCGCAGCCTTCACCGACAAGGCAACAAAACCGCCCACAGCAACACCGACCGCCGCCACCGCAGCAGCCGCCACCTTAGCCGTCGACTTGATGCCGTCCGAGAACTTCTTAGTGTCAGCCAAAACACTGACAACGAGAGTGCGATTAGCCATAACTGCCCCTCATCATCTTTTCCGCGATCGCCTAAACACTTCGATAATCGCTTCCCGCTCGAAGCCCTTCAACTGCCAATACTCAGTCGGACTCAAACCGACATGCACTACAAAGAACGCCAAATCAGCGGCGCGCTCCCTTAGGACTTCTTTCCTTTTGGGGAGACCACCTTCAACACGCCGTTAACCTCTTCCAGCGTCATCGCCTCAGCCTGAGCAAGAGTGAACGTCGGGTCCTCACGCTTCTTTGCAAGCCACGCAATAGCGGCCAGGAACTTCCCCTTCGGTGCTGACTCATCCGACATTGCAGTAATCGACTGCCCCGTCAGCTCTTCTAGTTGCGCGATCTCACCCAAAGTGAGTTTGTCCATCGAAAATGCGTCCACGGTCTTACCCTTCTACAGTTTGTTTTTCTTGATGATGTTGTCGATGCCCTCGAAAATGAGCCGCTGAATATCCGACTGCTTCTGGTCTCGCGCCTTATTGAGGAACATTTTGGGCGCCTGCCCTCGAGCAGCCCACCCGTACTCTTGAATGCGCGCATACGGCAAAGCCGTCGCACCGCGAGCATTATTGCCAGCGCGAACAACAGCCTGAGTTTTGCCCTTACCGGCACGCAAAGAATCGGCAAGGCGACCCGAACGGCGAGGAGGTTTCGCCGCCCGGACCACCAACATGCCAACCTTGTTCATCAGGGCAGAAAGGTCTTGAGAGTCAGCCGCCGCCGAACGTAAAGCCTTGTTCAGCTCACGCAACCCATCAACCTTCACCCCGTCAGCCATTACGCGGCGACCGTGTACTCCACGGCAGTTGACGCGCCGCTCGCAGTGGTCACGATGACGTCGACAGCGCCGGCACCAGCCACCACAGCAGAGATAGACGAGTCGGAGTTGAACACGAACTCAACCGCGGTACCGTCGAACGTGACACCGGTGACACCGGTGAAACGCGTACCACCAATGACAACCAGCTCATCAATCGCCCGCCCGGTAGGAGCAATGGCCGTCACGACAGGACCACCCGAAGTGCCAACATCCAAAACAGGTTCACCGGTGATGTCGAACCGTGTCTCGAACGTGTACGTGTTGTCACTGCCAGCGTCACCACCAAGGGTCGGCTTCGGCCCGATCTTCAGGTTGCCCGTCAAATGCGGTTCGTTCGCCGACGCGGTCGCATTGCCATGCGGCGCATACTTGTACGTCGCCGACACGCCAGTGTTCGCCCACACGTAACGCCAAAACGACGCCGACGCCAGAGACTGAATAGCCGACACCGTCACGAAGTGTTGACGCGACCCACCCGCCGCAGCATCAGCAAACGTCGTGACACCACCGGTCGCTTCCTCATTGTCGAAAACAGCTGAACTAATATCAGCCCAATAGTCAACGCCGCCGATGGTCAGCCCTAAAGCTGCACCCTTGATTCGAGTTGAACCGGTCATGATTGTTGCTCCCTTGTATTAGAGGTGTATGTCTTTGATTGTGGAAAGTTGCACGGCCATGTAATTACTGCCCGCGTGCGTCATCAGGAAAGGTTCAGACGCTGACTCGACCGACCATCCGGCGTTCACCAACGTCACCAAGGCAGTCTCAACAGCGTCATCAATCGCGTCAGACGCCGCCCTATTGTTCGTCCCCTGGAACACCAGATGGCATTCCAGACGCAACCCGAAAGCGCCAAACGTGGCCCCACCCTCAACAAACGGCGATCCGGGGATGATGAACCCGACAGGTGGCGACAAACGCTCATCGAGGACCGGGTGAACGGTGAAACCCAATTCGGTCGTCAACGTGGCACTCAAAGCGCGTCGCGTCTCGGAAATCATGCGAACCCGGCCGACATATACGGGGCAAGAATGGGATACGCGCCCACCATCGGGTCACGCGCCACACGGAAAGACGCCGACCCATCCGGCGTCGCAAACTCTTTGACCCCATTAGGGGCATCACGGCGGTAATACAACTCAGCGCCCACCTCAAGATACGCGCGCGTCAACACCGTCGCCGGGACGCGAGCCAACTCTGCGGCGCGCGCTTCCTGCTGCACTGTCGTCATCGCGGGCCCGCCGACATGGTTCCCCACCAGCTCGACAGCTTCATCCCAACAGTCGCCAATGAACGCGTCATGCACATTGCTGGCCGCGTTCACATACGCCTTCAGCGTCGTGAAATCAGGGTCAGACATTAGCCACACGCACGGTCATTCCGCGTTGCTCACCTGCACCAGGAACGGCAGGCACGTCACGCTTCTCCAGCTTCTCAGCGCGCACGCGAGCCGCCGCCACCACCACATCGTTCGTCGTGTCACTCATCACGGTCACCTCTATCTCGTATCGCACAACGGGGGCCGGTGGGGTGCCGTGCCGTGGAAAGACGACACCCCACCGGGGTTATGACCGACTAGAACGTCGGCGCAACCATGCCCGTACCGCCAATCACCTGCACGCTCGAAGCGTGACGGTGAGGGATGAATGCCGCGAACCCGAGAACGCGGAACAGGATGCTGTTCTGCGCCGCGAGAGTGGCATCGAACGATGCAGTCTCCACAGCCGACTCCCACAGCCACAGGTCGTCAGCACGCAGCACGAACGCCACATCCTGATTTGTGTTCGCTCCAAGGTTCGTCGGAATGTTCGGGTCGAGGTAGACCGGCAGACCAGCCCACTCGCCCGCGAAACCCTGAGCGGTAGGGGTACCACCCGAACCGGGAGCGTTGACCGACTGAGCGATCGGGGAAACCAGCGGGCGTCCCTGACCGTCGTACCCGTTCAACACCCAAGACCAACGCCGAGGGTGCATCACGAGAGCATCGGCAGGAAGCTGACGCCCCGAGTTCAAAGCAGCCTGAGCGCCAAGAACTTTCGAGTAGAACGACGCCGCCGGAGTTGCCGAAGCAGGCACCGGGCTCGCCGACGTGTACGTGACAGCAGCCCCAGCCTCAATAAGACCCTGGAGTTGACTGTTCTCGCCGGTGCCCTGGATGACCTGCTTATCCAATGCCACAGCGTGCGCACGCGCAAGGTCGCCCAAGATCACCTGGTCAAGCGGAATGCCCGACTGACGAAGCAGTGCAATAGCAATCGTCTGCTTCCCCGCGATCTCGGTCACGCCAGACGACACCGACGTGGTGGTGAAATTGCCCTCCGCCAATGCAGAGTTCTGCGTGGTCACCACGGCCGGATCAGTGGCGCCGGTCACCTTTGGCAGATTTACCGACGAAACCCCGCCAGGCAGAGCCGCGTTATTCACCAGGTCGGCAGTCACACGCCCCGCACGAGCAAGCGCCACGAAGTCTTCCACAAGCCACAGCGGTGGTGCGAACTCGCCACCAGCACCAGCGGCAGAAGTACCCGCACGCTGCTGAGAATCCGCCAGACGCCGCACAGCATCCTGACTGCCACGAGTCGCCTCAAACACGTCACGGAAATACGACGTGTCCGACTGCCCCCGCTTGTAGACAGGGTTAGCCTCACTCGTCACGATGACGCGCTCTTCGGCCTGTCCAGCACGCTCCTCAGTAGGAGTGCTCACCGACTGCATGCGCGCGATCACATCATCAGATGCAGACTCCCGCTCAAGCTCAGTCAGCTCGGCGCGCATCGCATCCAGCTGGACAACGATGGCACCCTTGCTCGAGCGAAGCTCTTCCACTTTGGTTTCGTCCACCGCTTCAGCCCCGCGAATCTCGTTCAGCTGTTCGGCAATCTGGTTGTGACGTTCGGTAAGCGTGTTGATCTCCGCTTTCTTACGGACGATCAGGTCTGAAATGCGCACAGCGCACCCCTTTTCTGCCCCTCAGGGCGTTGAATGTGAGAAAACGCGGGTCACGTACTAGGTCGCCATGCAAGGTCGCCACACAGGGGCACAGAGTGCGCGGTGCGGTCAAGCGTCACGGTCGAGCGTTACGACGAGCGGCGTTGTATGAACAGTCCCGCGCTAGACGCGAGACAGCAGCCTGACATCATCCATATGGACAACGTCCAGGCCACGCTTAGCAGGAGCCACCACTTCGGGTGCCCTGAAACTTGCGGTCGTGTGCGGGTTCGCACCGTACCCGACGATCGCAACATCGCCACGATGAATGTCGTACTGATCAATCCGATATTCCGAATAGTCCGGCGACCACTGCCCCCGCTCAATGCGGAACATGAACGACATCTCATCAATCAGCAGCGCCTCGATTTTGCGTGCAATGTAAGCCACGTCCTCATCGGCGGGATCAAGATTTGGCGCGTCAACTTGCAGACCATCGTCCGTCTCGAGCAGGGTCAACGACCCCGTCGTGGTGCGAGCAATCCGCCGCAACGACTGATGCTGCAAAACCAGAGGCACATCAAGATCAGCGCGTGCCAAAGACAAAGCACCTGAACCCGCCGACACAATCTCGGAGTACGGACCGAACATGTCGTACATGTCGTAGGACCGCTCATACGCCGCCGCGACGCCCTGAAAATGCATGCGCCCCGCCTCGCCAACAGCTCGCATCTCAAGCGACGCCCGCGCCGACATTCCAGAAGGCCCAGCAGGATCAGACTCGGAAGATCGACGCTGAGACGGCCGATCCGTTCGACGGCTCACCTCACCACCACGAGCTTTCGCCGCAACCGCAACGCGCTCCAAAAACTGTTCATTCATCAGGCACTCCCCGCCGTTTGAGGCTGATTCGGCGTACGCGCGCCAAACAACCGATCGAACTGTGTGTAATCCGCCTCAGTGAACGGCACCTGGTCCTCCATGCCCCGCACCTGATCCGGCGTCATCGTCCGCGAATCGATGCGCAACTTGAACAACTCAGCCCGCGTCTTGTCATCCATCGCCAACACCGCCGACCGGTTCAACTTCACAAACCGATCCCCCACCGTCAACCGCGAAAGGGC